TGAATTTCTTCCTTGAGTTTCTAAAGAACCATTGAGGTAAATCTCAACTATGACGCTAGCCAACCCCTTGCTTACTCCTCTATCATGCCCACCAAGGTTACTGTGAACCATGTAAAGTCCGTCAGATGGAATTGTGTATTCATTGTTTGAAGAACTCCATGTTCCATATGGATCTGAATGAACGGTATCAAGTACTACTTTTGTAGATACACCGTCTTCAACACTTTGATCAGACTTCTTGTATACGTGGAAATATTTTTCATCGCCTTCAATAATAATCTCACTGCCAGTTGCAGGAGAGATACGATCTACCTTAAGTTGTGATGTCATAGTAATTCCTCCAGTAATGCTGTCTCTTCTGGAGTCAGTGTGACTGCTAGTTTTGTGATTATGGATTGTCGTAATACTTCTCTGGCTTCTGCTTGGGCTATCTCTTCTGACTGCATATTTATAGCCTCTTGCTCTACTTGAGCCATGTCAACATCAACTTCCACATTATTTTTATCATAAGCAACTGCTTCTGGTATTTCTCCTCTGTATGTTTTAACTGAGGGGTAAAGTTCAAACAGTGCGTAACTCTTATAGTCAATCATAAAATCTCCATGAGTATAACTTTTATAGGGTTTGCTTCTGACGCATCAAGTGTAGAAGAATAACCGCTAGCATCTAAAAAATAAAAACTGTAGGAAACTTCTGATAATGTGTTCGGGGAATCAATTAAATTAATGCTTAAAGTGCTAGCAAAGTTTCTCCAAGAAGTTGTAGACACGCCTCTAATGTAATGGCCTCCTGTTTCGTATATTGCTGTGCCATCCCTTCTTAACTGTACTTGTGTATTTCCTCCAGTATTTGCTGTGCTTTTAACGGAATTAGAAAAAGGCATAGAAGTTATAACAAAAATTCTTGAGTCTGCGGATGAGGGAGTTATCGCTAAAGAATAACCAGTATCAACAAATGCCTGACTGCTAGTCGTAACAGGCGTATCAAACATTTCCTGTATAACTTGCCCTACAGAGCCAAACCCAACAGCAGTTGCCCCGTCTGCTAGTCTCACTTCTGTTTCTCCGGAGATTGGGCCTATCTCCCTGACTTCTAGTTTGCTCATCTTATCTCCTAGATAATTGCCCACACTGCGCCATCTTCGATGGTCACAACATGGTCAAGTTGAATTGGTCCACATGCTATAGCGTTGTGGTCAGACGTAATGGTTTGATCTTCAGTGCTTGCGTTCTGATGCTCACGGTACACGCCATTCTCAGTGCCTCCACCTAAACCACCTGCTTCACCAAGGTAGTTAGAACCTACCTGCTTCCACTTACCACCCTCAGACAGAAGCCTGACATACAGCCACTTATCTTCGTCAATGTCGTTGACCAAGAAGTTGTTAACATCAAACGTATAACTGGCTACAGGGTCTAGCAGGAGGTTGGCGTAGATGCCTGCCTTTGTCGGCGCATCACCGAATACGTTACAGATCGTAAACGCTCCACCACTGGAAGGTGATACCTTCTGATTGGGACTAACCTGAATACTTCCAAGCATAGCCCTTGGCATTGCTGTGCCATCGCTTTGAATGTCAGCATCAATCAGCGTGTTGTATTGTGCGTGTTGCCACGACTCTGCGTTATCAATAAGAACACCGCCGTCATGTTCATTGGGTGCCCAAGCCGTGCTAAAGGAGCCATCACCATTATCTACCGATGTGAATATCTTATCGGCAGACTCAGGCTTAATCTTGGCGTTGATCTCAGCAATGTCATTCTTGTTCTTTGTTATGTCGGTTACATTCTTTGCAATATCAGTAGCATTGGTTGCAATGTTATCTGCATTGGTTGATATCAGCCCTGAGTTAGCAGCAATCTCAATAGCATTGAGCGCAATATTATTAGCATTCGCAGCAATATCAGTTGTGTTAGTTGTGATGTTGCCTTCATTGGTTGCTATACTGGTAGTGTTAGCATCAATGTCGCCTTCGTTTTTTGTGACACGAACATCAAGGTCTGCAATGTCGCCTGAGTTAGTAGTGATCTTTGCATCAAGTGCTGCGTCTGCATCATCAACATACTCTTTGGTTGCACCACCTGTGGCTGCTTCCCCTCTTAAGTCTCCAGTGGAGAACGTAAGAAAGCCTGAGTCTGGATCACCAGTGAACGTAACAACGCCTGTAGCGTCGTCATAGACGCCTGAAGCCCACCCATGTCCGGTGTCACCTTGCTCTCCTTTCTCACCTGAGATGGTTCCTAGGGAGTGCCATACGCCGTCATCACCGTAAGCATACAGTTCATTAACATCTTCGACCAAATAGGCATCACCAACATCAGCGCCACTTGGCAATGAAGAAACTGTATCTACATTTCCTTTATAAAAGAATCCCGGTCCGGGTTCTCCATCCTCACCTCTGAGGTCTTCAGTTACAAATCCAAGTCCATCTGTACTGGTAAACGTAACAACTCCAGAAGACGAATCATACCCACCGTTTGTCCAACCCTTACCTGCCGGACCCGGAACTGTTGAGTCAGCACCGGCCTCACCTTTGTCTCCTTTATCTCCTTTGTCACCCTTGACTCCAACTCCATCCTCTCCCGGTGGTCCCTGTGGCCCCGGAGCAGGAGTTCCTGCTGCCCAAAGGTTTATCTTTTCGTCAAAGATTAAAGCCTGTCCGTCTAATGCGCCAGTAATTCCTGACTCAACATCATCAAGATCACGCAAGTATCTTACATGTACTTGGTCATCCTTCTCAATGTTGATCCATTCAGCACCGTCAGGTACTGTGATGGTACTACCTGTATCCAAGCCAATTGACAGTGCGTTCTTGCCATCTGGAATGGTGTAATCAAATCTTGTCTCTTGGTCGCCAATAAGAAAGGCTCTGTCCTGAAAGTCATCATACGGAGGCTTGGCACCAGACTCTACCTCTGGGTCCATACCACCTGTCATACTTCCCGCAGGCCAATAGTTAGCCTCCTTTTCGTAATCTAAATCTTCAGGTCCAATAGGGAATAACTCATATAACGCCTGTCGTGTTTCACGAATTCGTTCTGCTCCCTCTCCTATCGGGTCTTCATCTTTAGGAAGGTCAACTCTTATCGTCGGTTTTGTCATTGTCTGGCTCCAATAATTATAGACATACTTATACTATCCCCCGGTATAACATTATGCGTTGCCTCAAAAGAAGTTACGCCGTATAGTTTACCGCTGTAGTCATCCTTCACTTCTGATGTGGTCATGAAAGCACCTGAGATACTGTCAGTTGTACCCATAGTAAATGTGACTGGTCTTGTTTTTATATTCTGTTCTGCTGTTCTTGGGTTATGAGGTTCAAATGTGAGAAGGGGTCGCTTAACATTAACCCATCCAAGGTACTCAACCCAAGTGTGATCCTGCATGGTATCTTCAGCCACTCCATTTCCCTGATGAACAAGTCCTGCAAACCAATTGCTTGTTTCTGTATTTAAAAATGCAGAATCAAACAGGTAGTCCACTCCTTCGTTCACCACAATGTTTGGCGTTTTTTCTGACCACTTGAGAAAGCCATCCTTCCCATAGCAATCAACAATGTACGTTGTTATAAGTTTAGATGTCTTCATTGTGATTTCCAATTTGTATGTATCTGTGATCCTACCTGCTCCCACGTACCATCTGGCTTGCTCTGATCATTCCAACCTTGAGGTGAGTCATTATTGAATAATGCCTTATCCAGTATCAAGTTCCCTTCAAAGCCCTCAACAGTCTCATGGTGAGTTGTCCAAAGAATTCCTGAGTCTAGTACGTCTGGTATCCAATCCCTGTCATCGTCATTCCAAGGCCACTGGTAGCGTGGTATGGATGGGTCTGAGGATATGTCAGCGTGTGTGCTGTTAAACCAGTATTCCCAGTTTGAGTAGTCTATAGGCTTGCTCACGAACGAATTACTAGGCCAGATGCACTATGCCTATCCTTGTCATCCTGTAACTGTAAGTCAGCAACCGCCATATCAAACCCCTGCTTCCATAGTTGAATGCGTGGGTCGTTCTGAAGGAATGCCTCTGCCTCTAGTAAAGAGCCATACAGATATATATCAGGTGCGTTAAGTAGTATCCAGTTAGTTGGTCTTGTGGAACCAAGGCTAGGAACTTTGCCATAAAATAACATCTCCATTTCAATTTCATCAGAAGGTACTGGACCCAGTTTAAGTTCGTCTGCAACGATGGTATAGAACTTTGGAAGTCCTTGACCAAGATTCCATGACTCATAAATCTCTGGGGTAATGTACTGTAAAGATTTGGTAGTGTTAGTATTTAATCTAAACTCACGACCCTGAAGGTAATCATTGGGTAGTTTGTAGTTTGATTGACCACCCACCGTGTCAGTCTTTTCCATTCTCTCCATAGCACGAAGGCGAAGTTGTCGATTGAATCGACTCTCCGCTAGTCTAATGAAGTCTCCCAGAAATGGATCAAGATCATCCCGGTCTAACCAGTTCTTCAGGCTAACCTTTAGTTCATCGTAAGTTTCTAATGACATTTTAAATCCTGCTGTTGTGTGTTCTTAAGAATTTGTTATCAGGGTCATTTAGATATTTGGCTAATAACTTAGGGTCTTTTTGTATGGCTCCATTAGTAGCCTTCATCCAGTTCTGCCAAACAACTAGGGGAATAGATGCAACTTTTCTTCCAACTGGAGTCTTTCCTCCGTTGTTAATTCCACTGTTAAATTCTTTCTTATTTTGTGTGATGATAGGTTCAACGTCTTGTGTCTTCGTAAGTGTGAACTCTTTATCATTCTCTTCAAATGTGGTGACCCCCGATTGGTCAACATCAAATATAGTCTTCATACATATCCCTTACCACCTACTTCAGCAACCCTAGTTGGTTTTGCGTAGGCTTCTTTGAGAACCTTATATGGGTCCAGTTTCTTTCCTTCTTTCTTCACTTCTTTCTTGACGGGCTTACCGTTTTTGAAATCTGATTTCTTCATGGTTCCTCTCTAGTTAAAAAAGGTAAACCCCTCCTTGCGGAGGGGCATCCCAATACTGATTAAGGCGCAGCCCAACCAGTGATTTTGCCATTGGCTTTTTCGTTCTTGGAACGAAGGCCAAACTCAACAAGCAACTGTTGAGCAACGCTATCACCCATACGGGCAATGTCATGCGTCATGAAGGGGCGAAGATACGCAATATCCCAGTACTCATAGTCTAGGAAGTACGCAGTCTGAGCAGGCATCAGGCGATTCGGTACAATCTGAAGATTGCCAAAGTCCGAAACATAGATGTCCACCGCAGCCACAACATATGCAGGCGACTTATCATTTGCTGCTGTACGCAACTCAGAAACGCTCTGCGACAAAGCAGAGATTTGCTGTTTGATAACGCCGTCACACATGAGGACAGTAGGTTTAGCACCTTCTTCCCAACACATCTCCATCATTTCCTTGATGTCAGCCTCATCAGGGGCAGCAGCAGCAGCGACCACATTAGTAGTGATCCATGCGCCAACTGAACCAGTCTTACGGGGAGTGCCCGATCCACCGGCAGTGGGAGCCTGAGCCAGAGCAAGAAGCATATGCTCCATGTCCAACTTCAACTCTTTCGCACGTTTAGCCATCTGGTAAGCCTGCGTAGATTTGCGTCCTGCAAAGTCTACTGCTTCAGCCGTACCACTTGACCGCACAGTCTTGGAACTGATCTGCGTATAGTTGCCTACACGAAGTGGTTCCGTTGCTGCGATAGCCTCTGCGTCATCGCCCTCAATGTGGAAGTTATCCGCACCGTCAGCCAGTTCGTCAATCTGCCACTCAAAGTAAGTGTTGTCGCAGGATGACTTGCCAATTGCGCTCATGAACGGAGTCTCTTCCGGACTGATGTTGTAGATGATGTCAGAGAGGTCTTCTCTGATACCACCCGGAGGGCCGGGGTTTTCGGTCCGACCCGGACCTAATGCGGGATAAGTTTCCCGTGTATTTGCTGGAATTGCCATTTATATTTCTCCTATAGAATGTCTTCCAACAGTCTTGCAGCATCCTTTGCTGATCCAGACTGTTTTAATTTATCAGAAAGTTTGGCTTTACGCCGTCTAGCAGCATCCGCTTTGCCACGCTTCGTTCCCGAAGTCGCCATCTTGGGTTTGTTCTTCAACTTCTTGGTCTTAACGTCAGCCTTCTGGAGAGCGTCATACTTCATAGCCTTCATCAGAACATTAACAGAACGGCTATCGACAAGCATGTCAATCTCCTCTTTCTGATATCCTGATTCCATTGCGTATGAACGAATACTCTTTGCTAACTCTGGCTGTACTTCAGGGTCTTTCCATTCGGGGATAAGATCAGCAAGTTTCTTCATCTCAATAGAAGCAAGTTTAGCCTGCTCCTTTTGCATGTCTGCTTGCTGTTGTGCCTGCACCTGCGCTTGGTGCTGTTGTAGACCTTTGATCTTTTCCTGCTCTTCACGAAATTCATCACGTTTAGTAATGTATTCGATTGGATCGTTTTCCTTCAGTTGCTCCCAGTTAACATTTTGAAACCTGCTGATACCTGCCAGTAATTGATTTCCAAGTTGTCCAAGTGCTTGTTGATACTGCTCACGCTGTTGCAGAAGGGCTTGCATCTCAGTTGAAAGGTTACCCCTTTCCTCTTCAATTGCTTTACGCTCTTCCGACAAACCTTGCGTTTTTTTGGTGTAGTCAGATTGTCTCTGGTAACCCTGAAGTAATTCATCACGTGTCACCTCCACCTCTTCTCCATCAACTTTGATGGTGTAGACTTCGGTTTCTTCGCCTTCAGCGTCAACATTATCTGATGCTTCGTATTCATCTTCGTCTTCATAAGACTCCGATTCATCTACTTCAGCCTCATCTTCTGAAACTTCATCTTCCTCTATAGGTTGAGATTCTGTTTCTTCGACGGAATGCCCTTCTTCAATTTCGGGTTGAGCCTCATTGGCTTCCACTAGATTGAGAATTGCTTCTTGTGCTTCAGCAAGTTGCATTGCTTCGCTCAATGGTTCTGCGGGTCGCTCCACTGGAGTGTTGTCCACAATGTTTGTTGTACTCATTATAAATCCTTTAAGTTTGATGTAAATTTAGTTATTTGTCCTTCCTCAAATATTGATGTCAGATGTCCTACTAATCTGTCTACCAGTTTGAGTTCAAGCCAAATCTGTTCTCTACCGTCAATATCATGTGCGTCTGTTACGGACCACTCATGTTGTAGTTGGTCTTTTAAACCTTGTATACCTTCGACAAAAAGTTCATTGTTTAATAACCTTCTTGCCTCTTCTATTCTGAATTCGCTCATTGACCTATCTTAACTGCCCTCCCTTCGTCAGACTCCATTTTAAGTTCAGCCATTTTAAACTTGGCATCCATCTTAGTCTCATTGACTTCGTTCTCTACCTTCATTCGTTTGACCTCAAGTTCACCCTGCTTGACTTGATCTTCCACTTCCATCGCCTTGAGTGCTGCTTGCTGCATTGGATCAGGCTGTGGAGGCTGTTGGCCTTCAGGTGGTGTGATGTAGTCATTCACATTCTGGTAGCCCATAGACTTCAATAGGGAGGCCGTGAGGTTGTACATATTGTCAGGTGAGATCATCGGAGTTCCTGCCTGCTGTGCAGCCATCTGAACCAGTTGAGTTAACTGAGCAACCTGTTGATCTTTGTTGCCATGACCCAGAGCCACAGATACCGTAGCATCCATAGAGTCTGCCCATGAGCGTGGGTCAACGTCCACCCATTTATCTCTCAGTTTAATCACACGTTTACGATCCATGTTCTTCACCAGAAGTTCATAGATGCGACACATTAAATCCTTGACACCAGTTTCTGCAAAGTTTCTGGCAATCAGTTCGACTCTGGATTGAGCAGCCGTCATCACAGCGTTAACAGCGGTAGCCGTAGTGTGTGAGGTTAGCGCCTGATCGTTAAGTCCCTGTCCTGTTCTGCTGACTCCTGCACGTGATTCACGTACGTCATCAAGGTACTGAACCATGTTGAACACAAAAGGTTCAAGCGGAGGAGTAGCCAGAGGGGTGACAGCATTAGGTGATTTAACACGTACGATGCCTCCCGGTCTAGCCGTCAGTAAATCATCCAGATTTGCCTGACCCTCCAATACCGCAAACCGTCCATAGTTCTGGTTGTACATATTGTCTAGCAGGTTACGCATAAGTGTAGACTTGATCTTCTGTAATGGCATAACCAAATCAGCCACAGACAGACCAAAGAACTTATGAGATATCTTGATAGGTGTAATGCTGATGAAGGGCATATTGTCCACTTCATCATTGGATAATACTGTAGAGCCTACAGTGCAGACCTTGCGTAGTTCCGCAATGCCATCACCATCGTAGTCTGTACGTACAAATGATTCATGAAGCCAGTATTCGTTTAGTGATTCTTCCGTTGCTGCACTGCTGTGCCCATGAAAGATGTCATGTGTATGGTCATAGGACTGTCTAGCCATGCCTTCGCTATCCCACATAGGATTGCTTAGATCACCACCCTTCAGTTCTTCAGGGTCAATGTCAGGGTACATCTGACGCAGTTCTGATAGCGTCTTACGCACACGATGACAGATGAACCTAGCATCTTCAATGCTCTTGGCTTCACGGTTAATTAGAAATTCTTCAGGTGGTACATTCTCAATATGCACCTTACCCATATACTCATTGCGCTTTACAACGCAGTCATGTGTGTATCCACCTTCTGCGGGGTACTCACTGTGTTCGATGATGTCTACGTTCTCATCCATGATGAGGGCTTCAAACTCTACATCGTTAAGACCTTTGTACTCTTCACGGACGTACTCAGTGTACTCATCCCACCATACCTTGATGATGCCGTTCTTTTGTAGCAACGCATCTGTGAACCACTGATACAGAATCTCCCAACCATTGTGTTGGCGCTGTAGCACGTAGTTAACGTAGTCAGAGGCTTGATCAGCAATCTCCACTTCCTGTGGTGAGTTAGGTTCAAACTTAACCAGTTCGTCACCAGAGGCAAACACACGCATCAGGGAGGGTTTGATCCACTCA